CCCTCATATTTGCCCGTCCCTGGAAGGAACCCAGTGACGCGCAGATCGGCCTCGAGCTCAGCCTTCATCTTGACCTGGTGCTTGACCCGCTTGTCCTCCCATGGACCCTTGGGGTCCTTGAGGATCACACCCTCTTCACCCTTGGCCAGCTGCTCCTTGTAGATTGTCTGTGCCTCCTCGATGTTCTTGACGTCCAGCCACGTCTGGACAAGTATGATGGTATTGGGACGCGTGGCCTTCAGGGTCCCACTGAGGATCCGAAAGCGCTCGATGTACCCGGTAGAACACACACCCTTGGCAAAGTCCGTCACCGGGATCACGTCCCAAACCTTGGCGTGGATGTCGCGTCCTGTCGCCAAAGTGCCCGTGCCCTTCTGGAACTTGGTCAGGATCCCGTTGCCCGTCTTGCGGTCGCAGTTGGCCACGAGCAGCTCGCCGTCATAGACGCCATCGGGAAGCTTCTGGAAGTCGGCCTCGATGGGCAGACCCTCAAACGCCAGATCCTTGCCCGCGCGCGAGCGGAAAACCGCGTCACCGTTGGTCACATGAGCATTGAACCGCATACCGTCCATCTTGGTCTGGGCAATACACGGAAACTTGATTTTCGTTTTTTCGTTTAAGGAGCTCACGAGCATGCAGGGGTAGCTGAGCTTCAGGTCCGGCCAGATCTTCTCGACCGTCGACTCGCTCACACCGCACTTGAGGCTCCTGCCCAGGACACGCCGCATGACCTCACGGTCGTCCGGTTCGAGGCACGTCAAGAGGCGGCGGACGTGGGTCGTGGCGTCATTGCCGCGCATTTTACGTGTCGCAAGCCACATCTTTATGGACTCGAGGGCCGCGCTCAGGGTCCACGTGTCAGAACCCTCGCGCGCCACACCCGCCTCTGGAAGCTTTTTGATATAGAAATTGGTAAGAGGGTCGAGGGTCAAGCGACAGACTTCCTTGAAGGTCTGGTCGGCCGCGTGAGCCTTGAGGATCGCCTCCTTCTCAAGGCGGCCGGAAGCGGCTTCGAGCTGGTGGAGGATCTGGAGAGCCATTTGGGTGATTTGGTCTAGGCGGGCCTGAACCCTGACCCGGACAAGACACTTTTTTATAGTGCCGCGTAGATAGCACCTAGTGCCGTAAGGGTTCCGTCGTCATTAAATAGGGAACTAGTACCTAAGTTCACGTCGGACAAGGTGCGGGTCTTCCACGTGTACCGCTCCACAAAGTCCCGAGACTCGAGACCAGCACAGGCATCCTGCATGAATTTTGAAACTAAATTAACATCATAACCTCCTGCGTATTTACCCGCCCAGTCGGCCACGGCAAACTCCGTGACCCATATGGGCTTTTGGTACTTGGCCCAGATCGCATCAATTTGTTTCAAAAATGAGTCGACGTTGGGAGGGGCGTACCAGTGTACGCACACGAAATCGAATTTTGGATTAAAATTGGAAAAAGTCTCCAGCCATGACCCAGCCTTCGATGCGTTACCAGCAATGGCGGGACCCCCCAGACGGGACGCAACTCCCTCCAATTTTGGCCATAAATTGAAAGCCTGTTGGGGTGTCAGGTTGGACTGATCGGGCCTGTCCGGCTCGTTGAATCCCAAAAGTACTGGAACTGGACCTCCTATTTTTGAAACTGAATTGGATCCCCAACACATAGGGGTAAAGGGTAGGTCCTCGAGTCCTAGGATGGCTGTCGGCCCCCACGTATAGTACCAGTTTGGATTTAGTGAACGAATTTTAGTTACAATTTTGGGATCGGTTGAGGATATCACAGCACCCTTCTTAGTCATTTATATTTACAAATAAAATTAGTCAACATCCAGATCCATAAGCAGGGAATTTTCATATTGCGTAACCTCCTTGAGAATATCAGCAAGCATCTGGGCATTCTCAAGCAGGTTGAAGCGCTGTTCGCGGCTTGGTGCGTTCCTGACCCGAGACATGACGCCGTGAATCATATCGAGGACTTCAAGGCGGTTATTCATCTTTGTTTTGATGTGACGTGGGAGACGAGACGGGAGGCTTGAGCGGCACAGAACATGAAATTACACACACTCTAGCCATTCGGGTCCGCCCATCCGCACCATCCTATCTGGCTGGAACACGGTCTTGACCAGGTCCTCCTTGTCTACCCGTGGGATGATCTGATCCAGTGGCCACTGGTACTCACCATCTTCCATTGCGTCCACAATTCCCTGCAGGTCGTAGATGAGTTTGGCCACGGTGTTAACCTGTGGAGAAAGGCTTTCGGACATCTCATGGGCGAAATCGTGCGTTTCGACCATCGACCTCATTTTCAGAACACACTCGTAGATACTTAGACCGTTCGGGTAAAACTCGTGTCCATGACGCCACTCGGTCTCCGGAAACTTGGGGTAGACATCCTTGAGGAAGGTTTCAAGATCTTTTATCGTTTCAAAGAACCACTTCCGGTCGCAGCCAGGGCAGTCGTAGCGAGAGAACTTGAGCAGGTACATCGTGTGGTGGATGGGGCTTTTGTTTGTGAATGACCAATGTCGCCCGGGACACCTCACGGGCACAGAACCTGTTTTTCACATCTTCCGCGCACGCGCCGCCCTCGCGTTATTAAAATTAGCCACCTTACGCTTAAACGTCTTGACGTTATTGGTGTTAATGAAGCTCCTAATGAATGGGGTCACGTGATTGTTATTAGTCTGGACCCAGTTGTTTGCGTTTATTTTATTCGTCACGTTATTCGCGTTACTATTGAACCAATCCTTGCCGTTCACGAGGTACATGCGCTCGGTTTCGGCGTTCCGCACACGCTTCACGCCCGCCCGCGTCGTCGCACGTCTGGCCAGTATGCCCTTTAGACTATTCTCATTGACGGTATATCCCGATCTATTGGCGTAACTTCGCAGTCGGTTAGCGAATTCACTATTGGAATTTGAACTTCTCCATAAATACGTCATCGTATTCTTAGGAACAGGTCGTGGAGGAAATTTAGAGATCAATTTCTTTCTGTAATTCTTGTAATTCTGACCGTTCTTATTAATCTTGTAGTTTTTTGCCGATTGCAAGAGTCTCATACCATGATTAAAAGATCCCGCCTGATTTACAAACTTATTGAACGTCGCCGCCGTCATGAGGGGGCGTTTCGCGTTCTGACGGATGGCCTCGGCGCGAACTCTGGGCGAGAACACTTTATGAGCGTTGCCCACGCCACCCGTCTTCAAGAAATTCACCGCTCCTGGACCCCACTGTTGAAATTGGCGCAACTTATTCTCGTTGTTCTCCGTGAGGGGTCTGTATGACTTGGGCAGCTGACAGCTCGGCCCAATTTTGTTTGTAAATTCCTTGCGGGTGTACATGATGACATCAAAACCCATGAGCCGCGCCACTCCTGTCCTGTACGGCTGGCTGACGGTCATGAAGTAGCGCTCGAGCTCCGTTTTCTGCCACCATCTACACTCTATCTGGGTAGTTGGATAATTAGAATCACATATGTAACCCTTTCCGTTACGGATGGCGCAGGCCCACACGTGCGGCATCAACTCCGACGCGAAAGCAGGGGCAACGTATACGATAGCGCCCGTGAGATCGTACCCTTTTTTTTCCATTAGCAAGTCCCTCATCTTATACGTGTGACCACCGCCGCTATACATGAGGATCGGCGCCGTCCAGCTATTATTCTTGAACTTGTACCGCCATCTTTCATCATTCAACATCCTAAAATCACGCCCGACCCTGAACCCCAAGTGACCGAGGATGGCGGGGAGTTCCCAAGATGGGTGAGCGCCACTGGTGCCTTTGGATTCTTTTGTAGAGCTGGCGCGCCACTTGACGTTCTTCGTCAGGTATGCGTTCAGACCCGACTTGGGAATGAGCCGTCCTGGTCCTCCCACGGCGCAGATGTACTGATTCAGGAATTTCCAGAAATAAATGGCGCTCGTCTTCTTTACGGCACCCTTGTACGGGCACGGCGCGTTGATATTTGAATTAAAATAGGCCCGTTGTCTGTTAGACAACGCGGGCAAGGTTTCCTGAAGCTTCTGCCACAGGATCTTTAGGCCGTTGTCCGACGTCAGAAACATGTTCAGTGACGAGTTGAACCAACACGTGAACCCCGTCTGGCCCAAGCCTATGTTCATTACTCTATATCAAGTTTTTATTTCTTTTGTAAAATTATATGAACACGGCCATCGGCATCTTGGCCACGAACAGGAAGAATTTAATATCAAAATTCATATTAAACCTGAACACTGAAGAGCGAAACAATTTTATGAAGAACGGCACAAATAAGAAAGAATGGGTGAAGAAGTGGCTACGTAATAAGCACAATTACAACAATGAGAGAATAGAGAACCTAGTGGCCAACTACAATACAAGAACAACCTTCGATAAGTACGTCAATTCACTTAGTAAATTGAAGAATGCCAATATGTCTCTTCGTAGGTTCATGTTACCAATTGCGAATGGAGGCCCCTACGTGTCTCTGAGCGTCGGTGAAAAGGGTTATATTCAATTGGACCCTGTTTGTCTAAATAACTTTAATAGAGGCGTCTATATACACTATGGAGAGACTAAAGAAAAATATAGAGGCCAGAAGATAGGGTTCAGATTGCGCAAGACGGCCGTGAACGCATCTAGGAACACGGGCATCCCTCTTTGGCAGGTTTCGCAGAATATAGAACGTCTCGTGAAGGCTGGGAACCTTCCAGTTTCAGGTAAAATTATGAAGGCGCTGGGAGCGACCCAGATCAATTACGCACCCCCGTGCCGCGCTGAAAATAAGCGTGGCGCATATAACTATGCGTTCGTAGTTGGATTGCCTAAACGCCCGTCTATGAAGAGGCCGCGCTCAGTCGCCGTCCCTAGAAGACCACGTTCTGTTATGAGACCACGGTCCGAGCCCTAGTACATTTTCAGAATCTCCTTGATAACCTCGGCGCGAACCACGTCATCTTCGGTAAACATGAGGTGCTTGATGCTTTCGGAATCCAGATCTATGCGACGCACGAGATCGGCCAACCCGTTATCCTCGAACCCACGGTCGTGTTGAGCCCCGTCACCCGCAATCACCATCTTTGAACCTTCACCTATACGCGTCAGCAACATCTTCATTTGGGACGGCGTTGAGTTTTGCATCTCGTCCCCGATGATCCAGGCATTGTCGAACGTCCGGCCACGCATATAGGCCAACGGACACACCTCGATGCGATGATCCAACATCATATCCTGGATCTTCTTGCCCGACCAATACCGGCTCAGGGCGTCAAACATGGGGCGGGTCCAAGGCTCCATCTTTTTGTTCAAATTTCCAGGCAAAAATCCGTGCTGCTCATCCACAGAGACTGCCGGCCGGGTCAGAATCAGACGCTGAACCTGGCCGGATGCCAGAGCCTTGGAGCCAACCTGACACGCCAACAGGGTCTTGCCTGTTCCGGCCGGTCCCGTGCTGATGATGACGGGCGCGTGACCAGTGAGCAGTTCCAGGTACCGGCGCTGGTTCAGGGTTCGGGCGGCGATCATTTAGTTTACAAGGGTGTGCAAACCTTATCCAGTGGAGGATCCTTAATTCTATACTGAATTTGAACTTTAGAGGGCCATACGTAACCCCACTCGGCCCATGGCCCCACATCAAAGTGGTAATAGTCGGGCTTCTTACGGTTCAGGGCCGCTTGGTGCGATTTGTGGACGGGCTCCCACCCCCACCACCACGGTGGGCTAGGCTTTCCACAGCATGGAAGCTTCTCCATATTGTTCTTGTATCCCCGAGCTATCCACTCGTCAATCATCGCGTTACAGTACTTGGCCAAGAAACACGTGTGACCTTTCCACATGAGTGTCGCGGGATGATTGACCCAACCCTTCGTGAGGCCGTTGAGTGCGCGCCATAACTGATATGCTTCTACCCTCTCTTTTCCGAGCCTCCTGTAGTCTAGCGCCTTGGCGCACGCCTCTATATCGGCAAACGGGACGAAAGTGTTCACCATTCGCGGTAAATGGGCTTGCCCTCTGGAGTCGTGCCTACGTGCTTTACGGCACCCTTAACAAGCATAGACCGGAGAATGTCCCTAGGTTCGCGGTTCAGGATCGCCAGACAACTTGTACACTGGCAGGTCATTTGCTTATTGTTTCTAAATTAGTTGACGGCGTCTGGCCCGAACACGACTGAAAATTTTCAAGAATCCGTCTGTACCCCGGACCCCCGGGCTTGTACCAATTATGTCTGAAAATTCGTTGAGCCTTTATAATCTTGTCCTCGTCTCGCTCTATCGTCCCGTCAGGCATGAGGTACACATCCTCCCCTATAGGGTTCGCCCGGTGATATTTCAGAACTTTTCCGTCTTCATAATCTTTTGAGGATACGAAAACGTCCATCCTTAAAAGATAATGTGACTACATTTTTATGTTGGAATTCGTTTGTGGATTTCTGAGTGGGGTCATTGGTTTCGTCATGTTTAAAAAGAGATTGGTCAACAGGTCAATAGGTGTCCAAGCCGAAGAGGTGTGGTCACCCTCGCAACCTATTTTAATTCAAAATTCAAAAACTAAATTCATTCCTGAATTGAGAAACTTTTGGGGACCAGACTCTTAGGCCATCTTGTAGTGAGCAAGCGCAAGTTGGTACACCGAACGCCACGCGTCGCATGTGAACGTCCACAAATTCTTGGTGGGGTCCGGACGGGTCAGCTTGGGGTTGAGAGGCAGGGGGACGAAGGCCAGTACGACCATCTTGAACAGAATCAAGTACATTACACTATACGGCGTTCAAATCTCTAAACTCGTACTCGAGACGACGACGGCACACGGGATGTGACGGATCGGTGTTACACCGCCGCCAGGTGCGCTGTAGAACCTCGGCGTTGTGGTTGGCCATGATCATCTCGGTCCGGAGAGGAGCGTAGATCACGCGGTTGTAAACCGCCATGGCGTTGTCTATGACGCGCTCGATGTGAAGATCCTCCGCCTCTGGCCAAGGGACGTTCATAGCCGCCCATACTACATTTTGAATCAAAATCCGACAGTACTCCAAGATGTCGTGAACCTGGTGAACATTGCCGTACCTGTGACACATATCCACGAAACACATATCTATGACGCGCCGCGTCGCATCGGCGTTGGCGGGAGATATGCCGTCAATTTCAGTCCAATATATGCGATCAGTATTCACCACGAGTTGGATCTCCAGGGCGGCCCGGAGATCCGTCTCAAACTCCTCGAGCTGTACGTCCACTCCGCCGGTGGACTTGCGGGGCGCCCGTGGTGTTTCCATTTTGAGTTGCCTTTCTTTTAGAACTGGCCGACGTGGCGCGCGCAGGACTGGAATTTTTAGGGGCGATCAATTTACGAATTAAATTAGCAGCGCTATTTGAGTCGAGGCCCGCCTCTTGGAGTTCTTTAAGGACCCTAGCTTTGGTCTTGTTTGTTGGAGTTCCATGATAGAAACTCACGTTCCCGCGGTTCAAGAGATTCTGGAGGGACCCTGGTATTTTTGGAATCAAAATGTTGGTCATGTAATTCTTGGATGTGGCCTTCATATTCCGAAGGGCGTTCTTCACGAGCCTGATGTAATTGGTATTGGTCATATGGTTTTTGGTCTTGGTCATCAGGTTTCTGGTATACGTTCCGCTTTCCAGATTGAACTTGATGACCCGGCCCTCCTTGGACATCTCACCGGCTGCCACGATTATCCTATTTTGGTTCCTAATTGGGAGTTGAAAATGTCTGGAGCCAGCCTCAAGGAGGTTATGAACCCTCACGAAACTCTTGTGGTACCTATTGGTCTCGGGATTGTACTCTATGAGATAAAGGTACACGCCGTCGGGAAGGGTCCGCGCATCAGTGTTTCTGTATGTCCTATTTAAATTCAAATTTGAGCGGGTCTGACCGTAGTACAACTTGGGCCAGTGACTGGGAATTCCTGTGACGTGATTTTCTTTTAGAATTTTCTGGACACGGTTGATGGCGTTTCCACGGTTGATGGCGTTTCCACGGTTGACGACGGGCCAGGGGCGGGGCGGGACGTTGAAAAGTTTAGCCACGTTAATTGTTGGCTCCATTACAATTTACAAACAAAATTACTCGTCCATGGGCTCGAAGTTCTCCTTGACCTCGTCCTCTGCCCCCTCTTCGTGACCGCCGCGCCACTGCTCCTCCTCGTGAATCTCGTTCTCGAGGCGGTCAGCCTTGGCGCGGTTCTTCTCGATGATAGACCGCATGAAGTCGCTGTACTCCTGGTCGATCGGGCTCGAGTCGTCGAAGGGCTTGTTCTCCGTGAGCATCGCGTCGATCGCCGCAGACTCCTTGGCCTCTGCACGGCGCTTGGACGCTCGGAGGTTCACAAGGGTCTGCTCGTGCATCTCGATCCGGTCGTTGATGGGCAGATCGAAGTACGCGTCTATAGCCTCCTCCTCGATGAGGCCCATGTAGTAGTCACCGCCCGCAATTTCCCAGAGGTCATCCTTTGTGAAGTTCTTTTCCACATAACTGGCCATGAAGTGATACATCGAGGGGGTGATGGACTCGTTCAGGTACTCCTCAAACTCGGCGTAGGTCCAAGTGAATACGGGCTTCTCGTCCTCGTGTTCACCCTGGTAGCCGCAGAGAAGGCCAGCGTCGTTGAAAGCGAGGTACGAGTTGGGAGACATCGTTGTTTTGGGATAACTTTGACTAGCTATTACACTCGCTTGGGCCTCGCAGCACACTTTTTTTAGAGGGGCGGGAGCCACATCAGGCTCACCTCCGTGTTCATTGTAACTACACCCGGGGCGTCCACAGCGGTCACGTGGATCAGGATCGCGTGATAGTCGTGAGTCAGTGTCAGTTGCTGACCGGGTGAGACGATCAGACCCTCGAGGGCGTTCCGGACGGTATTCGGGAGGTTGTAGGGCATGGGGCCCAATACGCGCTTGACGTACTCGGCTTGAACGGCTACAACCTTGGGCCCGTTTGTCATGGGCACGAGGTACTCTTCGAGGATGACCGTTTCGCTCGGGTAAACGGCCCGGCGGGTAATGGCGTTCATACGAACGGTAGCGCGATCCACGTCAGGGTGGGGGATGCACTTGTAAACAAAGCGTCCCATCCTGACGTAAGGGGTGGTTGCGTCAACAGGGTTGACATAAAGGGCGTTGGTTTCGGCCAGGTCGGTGTTAAGGCTGAGCATCACACGGAAGGTGGCCATTTTGAGGTATATTTGATTATGGTCAGTGGAACCTGACCTTCACGGTACACGTTTTTTACTCCTGCGCCTCCTCCTCCTTCTTGGTCAGCATCGCCAGAGTCAGCTTGAAGGCGTTGGAAGCCGCAGCCTTCTCAGGCACCTTGTCGGGCATCGTCTCCTTGATGGCATCCAAAAAAGCCTTGTACAGAGAGGTCGCCTCGACAGCCTCCTTGAGCTCGGCGTTCGCATCCTTGAGGTCAGCCTTCAGGTCGGTCACGCGGTCGAGAGCCTTCATCAGAGTCTTGGAAGTGGTCGCCATTTGTTGTTTAGTAAAAGCCGAGTGCTTTTAAGCCAATCGGGCTCGTGCGCTTCTTCGACTTGGCGGTCTTCTTGATGGCACGGGACTTGCGTTTCGCCATCGCCTTTTTATGTCTAACATCAACTGCTGCGGCCGCCTTTTTGGCACCAGCCAACATCTGAGCAATCGTGGGCATTTTTATTTGTCTATATTTTTATCTTAGCTGACCGGCCACCACGCGCTGGAGAGTTGTTCTCATTGTTGTTTGCTCGATTCGCAAATCTGACGGATAGTGAACGAGGTCTCTTCGATACCCGCGTTGGAGCCGCGGTGGCAGGCCGGGCGGCGGTGGCAGGCCGGGCCGGTGCGCCGGCGTTTCGCCGCACAGTTTCCCTGTAGTTTGTCAGGGCGCCCTTGACAACCCGAGTAAGATTGACGAGCTGCTGACGCTTCGTGTTTGCGCGAACAGACGCACCAGCCACCTGAACCTTCCTGGAATTATGTATGCTGTTCAACAACTTATTAAAGACGTCTAGGCGTGGCGCCGGGATTCCTGAATTCTTTTCCAATTTCTGTGAAATATAAGATGCCCAACGAGCAAGTGTGTCGTCATCCACTTCCCGGAGTACGTTGGGTGTTAAATTTGCAATATTTCCGAAATTCAAATTGGCACCCTTCTTGAATAGATAATTGGGCAAAAGACGCTCTGCGTTAACCTTGGCGTAACCCACCTTTACCTCCGAAGCTGGGCGCGTTTTAAAGGTGCCCGTTTTGCTCTTGTAGTAAGTGGTCTGTCGAGCCGCCGCCGCCTTGAGAACCCGTGAGTAATATTTCTGATTTTTTGTAGGTGACGCGGCTTCGGTACGCACGGGAGATGCGTTCTGAACCGTGCTGGCAAGGAGATTGCGCAGTCTCGTTTGTTCATTGGCCTTCAAGAAGGTCTTGTACTTGTCGCTCAGTAGCAGTTTGATCTGTTTCTTGAGATTCGTGCGCATCAGGTTGCGCTTCTCGGGTTTTGTATTGGGCTTATTTATTTTACCTTTCAGGTAATTTATATACAATATACCCTCCGCAACCCGCGCCACTTTCATCGTGGGCACCACCGTGGTGTTGGGTTGTGGGAGCCACGCCTTGGGGATGGCGTTTTTGATGGCGGGAGTTGACAGTGACAAACCACTTATGTTTAGAAACAGTTGCTTTTCATTGTTGGCGATTTCTGTTTCAGTAGCCCGTCTGTATTTGGGGGTGGCGTTGGTACCACCGTTCCTCACGAGAGCCCATTTCTTCATGTTCGCGTTTGTTATTGTCCGATTGGCCTCGAGAAAATACGGCTTGATAGCCCGGCCAATAGAGTTGTAGGCTGCGGTTGTGGCGGCCATCAACTGAGCCATTTTTTTGGGATCGATGCGAAGTAGATTCGAAAGGCCAAGCCCTGTAAGGAGGAAAATAGGGGTCCGAATATACGCTATATGATCAGCCTTGCTCGTCACCGTCTCTTGGATCTTCTTGGGAGTCCAGTCCTGTACGTTATTTTTTTCGAGATTAAAATGGTAATTTTTCGCACTCGAGAAGCGCTCGGCGGCACCTGCCGCAAAGTACAACTCTACCGTAGGGACGCGCCCCGTAATCTCCAGACCCCACTTGCGGAACAGAGCAGCCGCCTTGCGCATTTGCTGAGCGTCTTCGGCGCCTGACACACCCTTGCCCTTTTTCAATTCTAAAATAATTACTCGGTGCTGAGCCTTGTTATAAATGAGGCCGTCGAGTTCGATGTAGTTTTCACCTTTACCCAAACTGTACACCTCGGGATGGCCTCGAAGCTCGAGTGTGGCGAGTTTTGGCGCAACAAAATACCCACCCCTCTGGAAAATTAAGGGGAGCATTTCGTTTCCTTTGACGAATTTATCATCCTTATCCGGAAGTGGTCTAAGGTGAGCCTTGGAGTCGTTGGCCGCAATCTTTTTTACAGCCGCCTTCCACGCCTTCTCCTTGGCCTCCCAAGTTTCTTTATTTCTTTTATACGCCTCCGCCGCCGGTCCAGCGCTCCGACCCGGATATGCGGGCTTTGGTCCAGGGTTATCTGCACCAATCTGACGCGCAATCGATGCTTTGAGCGCGGCATATGCAGTCGCGAAAGTCCGACGACGCGCGGCGCTTGCCGCCTTTTTCACCTCCTTGTTCTTGGTGTTAGTGCCACCGCCAGCGCCACCGAGGTTGTTGAGCTGACCCCAGTCGCTAATCTCAACTGGGTGGAGTGGGTTATTGAGAACTATAGCTCTGCTTTCGTATGTGTGGCCCTCTCTGATGTGCATCGCCGAAGGCTTGGGGAGTTGGTTCAACTGTTTGGAAATTGGTCCGTAAAGAATTTCATGTCTAGGAACTTCTATTGGAGCCCACACCTCTTTGCGGATTTCTGGTGCAACATACAGATTCATCGGAATATTTGCGAATCTGGAAAACTTCCCCCCTCCTATGGTCGAGGCGTACGCCATTTATATATATAAAAGATAAATTTTCATATAAAATATGTACGACGTCCTCGGTCTGACCAGGGACGCCACCGCCGATGACGTCAAAAAGGCCTATCGCAAACTTGCCCGAGAACACCACCCCGACAAAGGCGGTGACCCGGAGAAGTTCAAAAAGGTCCAAGAGGCCTATGAGGTACTGAGCGATCCAGAGAAGCGTCAGAACTTTGACCGGTTCGGGACGGCTTGCGGCGGGAATCCCAACGGATTCCCTGGCCCGAACCCCAACGACATCTTCGCCCAGATGTTTGGTGGAGCATTCGGAGGACAGCGTGGTCCAGTACGGCGCGGTGATCACCACCATGAACTGAAGATAACCCTCGAGGACGCATATAGAGGTCTGGCCCGTACGTTCAAGGTGACGCTGACCAAACCCTGCTTCGCGTGTAGAAGCCAGTGTCCCCATTGCCACGGGCGTGGGACTCACATGGTTCAGATGGGCCCCATGTCGTTCGGACAACCATGTCAGCCGTGCGGCGGTCAGGGTGGATGCTCTTCGGGCTGTCACGAATGTAATTTCAAAAAGAAAAAGCACGAGCCTCTCAATTTAGAATTGAAAATACCATCAGGTGTGGAGGATGGAGCGACCCTCGCGGCGGGCGGGATGGGCGAACAGCCCCAAAAACCAGACGAGGAACCTGGTGATCTCATATTTCACATCAAAATTCAGGATCACCCGGAGCTGATGAGACAGGGCAAGGACCTCGTTTGGTCGACACGAATTTCATTTACAGATTCAGTCAACGGAAAGGTCCTACAAGTTCCACACTTTGACGGGCCGATCGAAGTGAACACGTCAGACTGGGGGATCCTGGATCCTCGGGAGGATTATCTGATTCTAGGAAAGGGATTCGTACCTGGTGGCAAGCTTCGGGTATCTTTCAACGTCGTGTATCCACCGGCAAATGTCAAATTCAATCTTTCAAAACTAACATAGCTATCGCCATGACTGCAGACATACTGCTGATAGCAACTTGATCTAATAAGAGATGTGTAACCTCTGCTATGTTTACTTGTGCGTGGTGAAATGCGAAATCATTCATAGCATCTGGTACGAGACTTAATGTCGCCCCTCGTACCACATGCTTTTTCAAAAGGGTCGTGGACCGTACGGTCCTCTGAGTGATGGGGTGACGCTGTACCCGTCGGACGCTGATCCGAACCGTTATACACACCTCCTTATTCATCTTGCTCTACTAGATATTTCCATAATTCTTGGCGCTCACGTGACACCTTTTTTTCAGGGTCACGGGCGACGAATAGATGGCCCTCGGACCCACACTTGCGCTCACTGAATCGGACAGACTCGGCAAACTCATAGACCATTTTCCCACGCCCCCTGTACGCCACATACCTCATACACGTCCCTGTCCGCGCATAGTTACCCGGCTTGTAGAAGCGACACTTTTCACATGAAGGGGCGTTCATTACAATTTCAAAACAAAATTCACCCGCAGAGTCCGCGCATCTCCGCGTAGCTCATCTTCCCCTCTGCAAACTTGGCCATTGCGGCCGTCTGGACCGGGTCGTCGAGGATCACCGCACACTGCGCCAGGAGCGGGTCGATCTTGGCGATTGAGGAGACCTCGTCGCCGGTATCCTTCTGCTCGGTGATCTCGGCGTTCTGCGGCGTCTCAACCCGCCGACACGCCACCACTACAGACCCGATGGCACCGCGACCCTTCGGTGGGTCCTCCACGCGGCTATGGTACCGGACCGCACAGCGCTTGCGCGGGTGGTTCATCTGCGTCACGCGGTAGTACCAGTCGTCGCCGTCCTCGATGAGCTCCCAACCGATAGGGCGGTCGGGCTCGTTAACCGACTGGATCGTGCCGTTTTGGCACACGACATAGAGATCGTTGCGCTGCGGACCGCCCTCGAGGTTCAGAAGGCCATAGATCGACATTGTGGGGTACAGACCCGTGGTAGGGTGCAGGGGGTCGATCTGCTCAGCGTAGAACTGAAGGCCGGGAGTCTTGAGGGAGGCCATTGCTTTTTTGGGTGAATTCACTTGCTCTGGCCCTTGCTCTTGGCCGGACAAGACAACTTTTTTTCGAGCAGAGCCTCCTTGGCCCGTACCGCCTTTTTGCTGTAAACCGAGTGGTCACTGTTCTTCTTGGAAGATTGACGCTTCTGGTCGCGATGGCTTTCCATATCTGTATTTGAGATCGAAATAGGAGAGCCTGAGGAGGACGTGACGCGTTTTTTGTAGATAAATGTTAGGACTATGGAAACTAAGTTCCTCAAAAAATCCGCAAGGACCCACAAATACAGAGACTTGTTGTCCCCGAAAGAAATTGACGCGATCGTAGCCCGACACGTTCCGAGACTGAGATCTATTCAAATTTTCAATTTTGGTCCAAAAACACAGTGGCCAGAGGTGACGGATGAGTACCACGAGGAAAGAGACCAGATAGTATCGGACCTGAGAGCCGAACTCCAAAAGGAATTTATAAAGAAAATTCGTCTCCCTAAAGGTTCAGACAGTCACATGGCACTTAATCATTATTTAAAAAGTATATAGTATATGGACTCGGAGTGTCCAGTGTGTCTGGAACCTCTGATAGGCACTGTAGTCCATTTGGGGTGTTGTAAAAAGATGGTCCACGTGCAGTGTTACACAGTCAAGTGCCCCATGTGTCGGGCGGACCTGCCCGTTCCGATCCACGCCGTTCAGCCACACCCCAGCCATATCATAGTTCCCGTTCCGGTCGTGTATCAGTCGCGTGAAGGAAAGATCGCCCGTACTATTATTGCTTTCATAGGGTTGATAGGCGGTCTAGTTCTGATAACTTACCCTTATTACTCTTAGACGTCATACTCGCGGCACTCGAGGGGATCGATGGCGCACAGCTCCTCCAGCTCCTCTGCCAGAGCCTTGGTGCGTAGATCCTCCTCACGCTGACGGGCCAGTTCAGCTGACAGCTCCTCCACGCGATCCCACGCCACCCTACACGCTGGGGTGTCTTCGTAATTGTAACACAAATTCTTAGCCTGCTGAATAGACTGTTCTACATCCTTGGGGCGCAGCTTGGTCCGCTTTGAGGGACGCGGGTCGGCACCTTTCTTGGCGAAAATTTGAGGTCTTGCGACGGCCAGAGTCACGGGCATTTTAAGATAAGAGCAACAAACTTTTATCTGAAAATGGCACCCGGACGTGTGGTTCTCAAGGCGAGTGACGTGGCGGCCATCATCGGTCGTCACCAGTACAAGGCTCGTGACGAGGTCTTCAACGACTACTGGAAAAAGTACAGTCCAGACACTTTTACGGGTCAGACGAAGAAGGAAAAAGCCCTGGAGGCTCTCGGAGCTTCTGAAAGTGCCCAGAAGATTCTAGAAAGTGCCCTGGCTTTCGAGGCCAAGGACTCCAAGGAAGCTGCTCAGACTTTTGAAAAGGCCAAGGCCCAAGTGAATTTGGATCCAAAATTGAGCGTAGAGCAAAAGGTGGAGGTGATCGAGCACCTGCGAAGCCAGGTGTACACGACTCATGGGACGCGCTCAGAGGACAAGACGTCCGACAAGGTCACCAAGGATACCGGAGCCCGTCTGGTTCGTGATGACGCCTTTTACAACCTGGACGTCTGTACGCTGGGTCAGACCAAGTTTGTAATTTGTGGCAAAATTGATCGGATCGAGGAAAAGGAAGATGGGTCTCGGGTCCTCGTGGAGATCAAGAACCGTACGAACCGCCTGTTCCGGCGCGTTGTGGATTACGAGTTTATCCAAATTCAGGTGTACCTTCAGATGCTGGGTCTTGTACGGGCTCGGCTTGTGGAGCAGTACAACAGCCAGGTGCTGAGTCACGATGTGGACCGGAACGAGGAGATGTGGAGCAATGACATTATGCCTGCTCTTCGAGAGTTTTGCGTCCAACTACACTCACGATTTGGGCAGGAGGAGTAGTTACACCCAAAATTAAATTGAAAATATATGAGACGCTCAGAACGCCTACGATGGTTGGGACGATTGGCCGACCTGCAAAAAACCGTTGGTGAATCAACACGCCAACGACAAAAAGGGCCAAAAACACAAAAGGTCCTTTATCCATTGAACTTAGCGCAGGAAAAACATGGCGATGATGAACACGGCGGTGATGATGGCGGCCTGGTTGATCTTCTGGGTCACGAGGTAGGAAATGAGGGCGAGGATCAGTGCCTTCTTGACCCATGGGCCCTGGGGGTTCTGCTCCTTGCGAACCTCGATATCGGCGACTGATTCAACGGAATACATTTAATATTAATTTACAATTTTATTTACTCGGCAAAGGTCACGTGCTTCTCCGCCCGGGTGACCCACACGCGCCCCTCCACAAAGTCCTCGAACGTCACGATGTGCGTGTCGTCCCCATCGTCCGACTGTAGGATCCAGCCCTCACCGGGGTTGAACTCCGCCACGACGCACTCCAGAAAGCGCGTCCGCTTCTTGGACTTGATGGTCAGCGTCACCTCCTTGCCCACCAGGGACTCGAACCACTCCTCATACGTCTCAAGCTCGGAAGCAATCTCGTCACGCTCCTTCGCCAGCTCAAGAACAGCCTCGATAGCCTCCATTGTACTGTTCCAACGCCTCGCGTTTTTATCTGTGGAAAGAGTAGGATGGTGATGCATTGGCAACTTGCGTTAGCCTTCGCAGTCGCTGGGTACATTTTCACAAGTAAAATGTGGCTCCGGGTCCTCCATAATCTCGGACCAGAACAGGGCCTGGTCCTCAAATGGGTTGCGATCCTCGTATCTATTTTTTTAATAGACCTGGTCGACCCTACTCTCAAGCTAGAACACAAGACTCAGGCTCTGGGGGTCGTCATGGTCTTGGCCGCCTTTAATATTATTTTCAATTACCAATCAGAATGGATCGAAGAATCAGGTTCTGGAAATATACAGGTTCAGTCACCCGATGGGGCGCTGTATCACAGGGCACGCACAAATTTAGGACTAAATCCTGACTTGGCAAGAATCCTCGTTTTTGTTTTGGTGCCTTTTGCCCTGGTTTTGGGAGGATCTAAACTTGTACGCAACGGAACAAAATTAAATGTAAACTAAAATTAAAATGGGAAAGTACGCAAATATTTTCAAAGAGAGCGCAGCAGGTTCAGCTGGTTTTCTGGCCGTGTTCAGTAGCGCATTGGTTCTGGGTATGGCTTTTGGCATTCCGGGCCTCATCTTGGTGACGCGGGAAAATCAAAAGCCAAAGTCTCAGCGCGATCAGACGCTGCTCATTCTGGGCTTTATCCTGATGGCTTTGGGAGTGGCGCTGGGACTCGGGTTCAACGCGGGTGGACTCGTAGAGGGCGTAGCAAATCAGTTCAAAAATTAAACTTCAATGTAGAAACTAAATGTGGCCCAGGTGTCCTGGCGCGCTCGTGACCGCTTGAACCCCTTGCCGCGGCTGCGCGACTGCACTGCGGGCACGGACTCCTTGGGCGGCTCGTCCAGGTACGAGTACTTGTTCATATGTCTGTCCGAGTAGTAGTCGCCCCAATAGAACACATCCCCCATCACCTCATGGTCCACCCCCTCGTTCTTGAGGAAACGGTACGTCTTTTCAATCTCAATAAAGTCGTCGAGCAGTTCCCTGAATATCCGGGTCCGCCACTTGGCCGGAAACGAATCTGCAAACTCCTGGGCTTCGGCGAACCGCTCATCCAGCGCGTCGCCAAAAACCTCTTCACATTTGGTCTCGTGGGCATCCTCGTCCCACTGGTCCCGAACCTTGTGGAACCCCTTGAAGTAGATGGGTGCGCGGCACATAGGGCACCCCGTTCCCGTACCCTTCAGGTACCAGGTCTTTATACACCCGCTGCAGAAGTCGTGACCACACGACAGCTTCTGGAAGACGCCCTCTTCGCCATAGCACACAGAGCACTCACGGTCGGTGCAAGCCATCTTAGAAGGTGTCGTGATTTTGTTTTGAAATTGAGGAAAAGTCAAAAGCCTTGACTTGGACAAGACACGTTTTTTAAAGACTCTGGGCACTTATAAAGTAAGAGATGATTTGTGTGGCGGCGTCTATCACCATGCCGCCACCTGTCAAGCTTCGGCGCGCCACCAAGACCAATCAGAAGAGCCGCAAGTATTACACTCTCCACACCACCAGGAATGACGCGTTCACCCTGCGCGTCGACGAACAGTCCCGGACGTCGATCGTGGGTTTCACGGAGTGGGATAACGCCATGTTCGTAGGGCAAATGCTCGAGACTTATTTCATTGATCAAAAGGAGTGGCCCCCGACCTATGATATGGAGACGTTGATTTTGCCGAGTCCCTATGGACCCGCCGATGTTCTCCACCACTTGTACATTCAACAATGGGAATTTGATGAATTACAGGTGACGTGTACACAAAACTTTTTGGATATGATTTCTATTAATGATATTGTAAAGAAAAAGGCTCAAGGTGGTTACGTGTTTTCAGGGAATACGTATGCATTTGAGGCCCCTGTAGAGTTTTACCGTCAGCGCCTTGGAGAAATTTGGGATCTATGAAGATCACGCGAGTGGGACGTGGGCCTTCTTGCGCAGCACCGCCTTGGCATAAACCGCACAAATACAAAAATGAATATGGGGCCACTCGAGCGCATCCATCTGCTCGAGCTTGACCCCCATCGGGTTCTTGTTAATCTCGTTCACGAGATTACTGTCACTCGATGGGTCCCCCATCTTTTCAGCAACATCAATCATACGTGATAACCACTTCACGTGTGATTGATTTTGAGAATCAAAAGCCTTGATAAACTTGGCCGTTACAGACATTTATCTTAAAGAATAATTTGTTTTTAAGCCGCCGCGCCACATGCACCACAGAACTTCTCAGTCTTTGGCTGACGGAAAAACAGCAGCCACAGAGCCACGAGCAGCAGAATATAGAACAGGATATTCTGATCGAACTTCATTTACTCTTCACCAACATTACTTTCTTCTGACTCGGCGTCCGATTCTTCCTCCTCTTCAAAGTCCTCCTCTTCGTCCTCGTCTTCGTCCTCGTCAGAATCTTCATAAGAATCAGACTCGCCATCGTCTGAGGGCACATAGTCCTCGTCCGAGTCCACCTTGATGAAGCCGTCCTCGTGTACAACGAAACCTAGGTCCGCTTCAGAATCCGTCTTGAGATATTCAGCCACCGAGTCGTCGTCAATTTCGTATGTATCTGATTCGTAACGCCAAATGTGATCATCAGATTCGGACAAGTACCTGATGGTCAGAATGACGCCGTCCTTCTCGATGATCTTTGCGAGAAGAGCGGCTGGTTTACGGGCTCCTACATCGGTCCAGACGCGGACGAGGCTCATGCTGTATTGTGTGATGAATGTTTTTATCTGAAAATTTACGCAATTGCATTTTACATCTTGGCGGCGGTACGGGCAAGCATTGCCAGACCGCG